GCGCAAGGTGGAGGAGACGCTGGCGTCGCTGAAGACGGCGCGCGCCACCAACAACACGGCTGGGATGCCGGGCGTCGACACGCAGTCGACTGGGCCTGTCACCAGTGGGCAGCGGCAGGTGAAGGCGCCCGAGGGCATCTCGGCCGCGCGCATCATCAAAGCGCAGATGCTGGCCAAGCTGCGCGGCAGCCGGGATGCGGTGCGCATCCTGAAGGGCTGGGGCTACGAGGCCGAGGCGGCGGCGTTGCGCGACGCGGAGCAGAAGGCGCTGTCGCAGAACGTGTTTGCCGACGGCGGAGCGCTTGTCCCAACGGAGTACAGCAGCGAAATCATCTCTCTGCTCCGCAACAAGGTGGCCGTCCGGCAGCTCGGGGCGCGCACCGTGCCGATGGGCGCGTCCCTTGAAATCCCGGCGCAGCTGAGCGCGGCCAACGCTTACTACGTGGGCGAGAATGTGGCGGTGACTCCCTCGCAGCCGTCGCTTGGTGCCATCCGCCTCACCGAGAAGAAGCTGATGGGGCTCGTCCCCGTCAGCAACGACCTCATCGCCAACGCCAGCATCGACGCGGAGATGTTCGTCCGCGATGACTTGGTGCAGGTGCTGCGGCTGAAGGAGGACTACCAGGCGCTGTTCGGCGTCGGCGGCGAAAACTCGCCGCGTGGCATCGTCTCACTGACGAAGCCGAGCAACATCTACAACACCACCGCCGTCCAGCAGAATGCACCGACGTTGGCCGAGGTGAAGGCGGAACTCGCGAAGGCGAAGCGCAGGCTGAAGTCGGAGAACATCCCGATGGAGTCGCTCGGGTGGATTATGTCCCCTCGCACCGAGGCGTACCTCTACAGCATCACCGACGGCAACGGGAACAGCGTCTTCCAGGCGTCGCTTGACGCGGGGATGCTGCACGGCGCTCCCGTCGTCGTCACCAACCAGATTCCCGAGAATCTGGGCTGGAGCATCGACGGCAGCACGGACGTGTCGCGCATCTTCTTCGGCGACTTCGCGCAGTTCATCATCGGCGAGAGTGCCGCACTGTCCGTGGAGGTGTTCCCCAACGCCACCTATGACGCGACTGGTAGCGGCAACATTGTCAGCGGCATCAGCAGCGACCAGTCCGTCATCCGCGCAAAGGCGAAGCACGACTTCGCGGTGCGCTACCCCGGCGCTTTCGTCGTCATCTCCACCCGCTGGGGCGCGTAAGCCGACACACAAGAAAGGAACCTGAGCCATGAGTTTCACTCTTCGCGACCCTCTTTCGACCACCAAGACGTTTGGCGTCTCCGCGCAGTCCGGGACGGCGGGCGGCGCCGGCGACAACGTCGAGTTGACGTCCCCCGTCATCGACCTCCGCCCGCGTGGTCAGTCTGGCTTCGACGCGGCGCAGCTCGTCATCGGCTACACCACCACCGTCGCGGCAACGAAGGCGCTCAACGCCACCGTGAAGGTGGCGGAGTCGGATGACGGCGTGTCCTTCGGCGCCGACCAGGTGCTGGCCAATAACGTCACGCTTGAGAGCGGCCCCGTGACGAACAAGGTGGGCACCTACCGGCTCGACCTTGGCGTCCATGCGCGGAAGCGGTACATCCGTCTGAAGCTGACGCTCGACCTCACCAACACCGCCAGCGACACCTTCGTCTACGGCGCCGTGGTGGTGGCGCAGTCGCCTGACAGAATGCCAGTCGCGTAGTCCCTCCGCCAGGCACGCGTCACACGCTCCTCGTCTCCTTGCATGGAGGCGAGGGGCGTGGTTTTTTTGGGGCATGGACATCAGCGTGCCGGGAGATGTAGAGCAGCGAGAGGCGGTTGTCGTCCTGAAGAGCTTCCGTGCGTCGAATGGGCAGGAGTTCATGCCAGGCTGGACGTGCGGCTTCGCGCCTGCGGTGGTGGAGGAGTTGGTGAGGCTTGGGCTTGTCCGACGCCTCGCGGAGGCGGCGCCGGCGACGCCGGCGGCGGAAGCGCCGCGGAAGAAGAAGGGCTGACCCTTCCTGGCTGATGCGGGCCGGCCACTCCGCTGAGTAGGGTGCGTCCATGGCACTGACGGACACCAACGCACTCGCCACTCTCGCCGCCCTCAAGGATGACCTGGGCATTTCCACGTCGGCCCATGACGCCGCCCTCGAGCGCCGCATTCTTCACGCCTCGGCCCTCGTCGAGGCCTACTGCGGCAGGCGCTTTCGGAGAGAGCAGCGCACGGAGAAGTTGCCAGGCTACGGCACCACCCGCCTCCTACCGTCGGTGACGCCCATCATCAGTGTGGTGTGCATCCTCTCTGAGGACGGAAGCGTGGTGGACTCCAACAGCTACTCCCTCGAGTACGACGAGAGGGGCGAGGCCTGGGCCATCTACTCCGAGTCGGGCTGGCAGTGGACGGCGGCTGGACTGCAGGGCAGCGCGGCGCAGCCCATCCCTCTCGTCGGCAGCGAGCGCCGCGCCTTCACCGTCACCTACTTGGGCGGGTACGTCTTGCCAAACGACAGCAACCAGACGCCCGTGCCGAAGTTGCCGGCCCTCATCTCCGAGGCAACGCTGCTGCTGGCAGCGACGCTGTGGCACAAGCGGGGCAGGGACGCGACGGTGGCGGCCGAGACAGTTGGTGACGCGTCGGTACAGTTCGCCGTTCCATCGTCTCCAGCAGAGCAGCTCGGCATTCCTGCGGACATCGCGGCGATGTTGTCGGCCTACAGGAGGGCGGTGTGAGTAGCCTCGTCATCGGCCCACGCCTCACGGAAACCATCTCCGTCCGCAAGGTGTCCGGCCACAGCGCAGGAGGCGACCCAAGTCGCGCGCCGGCGGTGACGATGAGGGCGCGCATCCAGCGCACGGCCGGGACTGGCAGCCCGCCCACCCAGGGGCTCGACGACACCGAAGGACACCTCGTCTTCACGGACACTGAGTTGGAGGTGGGCGACCTCGTCTTCTTCCCCGAGGACGACGCGGCAGACATCAACACCGGGCACCGCGTGAGACAGGTGGTGCGCCACGTCGCCCTCGACGGGACGACGACGCACTGGACGGCGAAGCTGTGACTCTGCAACTGAAGGGCGACGAGAGAGTGAGGGCGGAACTCCGCCACCTCGCCAAGCTGTGGCCTGCCGGCATGGGCGCGGCCGTGTACCGCCTCGGCGTCGCCATCCTCTCAGACGCCCTGCCGCGCACGCCCGTCGAATTCGGCGTGCTGAGGACTTCGGGCTACGTGTCCCCTCCGTCGGGAGAGGGCGCGCGCGCCACCGTGGAGGTTGGCTTCGGCACCGTGTACGCGGTGCCGCAGCACGAGAGGACGGACTACCACCACCCTCGAGGCGGTGGGCCGAAGTACCTGGCGCGCGCCATCGAGGCCGTGGCTCCTCGTGCGCTGCCGCTGCTGGCAAAGTGGGTGAGGGAGTTCCGCGGCGGCTGGGGGCAGGTAGCCGGCATCCCCACGCGCCCCACCGTCGGCAACTCGACGCCGAAGAAGGCGCCGCAGCGCCGACGCCTCGCGCGGGCTGCGCGCAACGTGCGGCGACGGACGGGGAGGTGATAGGGTGGCCGCATGGCACTCCTCCCTGCAGCTCCTCCGCCAGCATCTCCGACGATGCCTGGCCTCATCTCCCTGGCCGCGCAGTCCTTCGCTGGCCTCAAGACGTTCCGCGACGGCATCGCCGCGCACATCGGTACGGCAGGCGCCAGCGACGTGGCTGCGCTGTTCGGCACACGTGTCGCGGATGGCAGCGTGGACTCCAACGCAAGGCTGCTCTCGGTGTGCACGGGCATCGGCGGCACCGAGAAGGAGATTCTCGCCGTCCGCCGGCCGCAGTCATACAATTGGGGCGTTGCCAATCTCACAATAGACAGCCAAGGGGCTATCAACGTGCCCGGCATCAGGCTGAATAATCAGGGGTTGGGTGTCTCTGGCATCATGATGTATGCAGCCGGTGGTGGGCGTTTCCAAATTCAAACAGGTAATCCTTCCTTTGGTTTATATGCCGAGAATCGTCCACTTCGGTTCTCCCAGAACGCCAACGCCTACAGCCAGGAAGCCTTGATGCGCTGGGATGTGGTGTGGACTAATCAGGTACCAGCCACCATCCCGGCCTTCGACTTCCAGACGGTGAACGCGCTGCAGTCTGGCCAGAAGCACATGCGCTGGATGTCCAACAGCATCGAGCTGGCCTTCCTGAACATGGACGGCGAGTTTGAGAACACGGTCAATGGGAAGGGCATCATCCTTCGCTCGCCAAACGGTACGCGCTACCGCATAACCGTCGACAACTCGGGCAACCTCATCACCGCCGCCGCGTAGCGGCAAAGGAGAAGCACATGGCACCACCAAACGACAAGGCGCCGACCCCCAAAACACCGCCGGCTTCTAGGGCAACGTTCAAGCAAAACCTCGACGCCTTCATTGACACACTCAAGGAGGACGCCGCCAACGACGAGCAGCTGTTCGAGTGGGCGCAGCGTGCGGCCTCGCGTCTCGCGCAGCTAGCGCAGCGCATCCAGGAACAGACGGCGAAAGACGCGCAGTCGTTCCTCACAGAGAAGAAGGCTGAATTCGAGGCGTACCGCGCAGCCAAGAAGGCCGAGCGCATCGCGAACGCCGAGGAAGTCGAGGAGTGACGGGTGGCTGACCCCATCGCCTTCGGCATCCTCGACGCGGATGGCAATCCGCTCACGACGGCTGCGCCCACCTTTCTGCTGTACGTCGAGCGCAATGGGACGAGCCGCGCGCCGCCGCCCGTCGTCCACCTCGGGCTGGGCCGGTACGCCTTCGAGCCGACGGCGGCGGATGAGGCCGTCGGCGTGTGCTTCCTCCTCGACGGCGGCGCGG